AGAATGAAAGATGGTCTAATAGAAAGAGTTGACAATACAATGAGTCAAAATAGAAAAATTCAAGTTGAAACAACAACTGGTGTAAAACAATTATTAAACGGATAAAATGAAAAAAATAGACAATAGAATTTTAGAAGAAATTGCTAGATATAATTCAATTAACAATTATATTGTAGAACAAGATGCTACATTACCTCCACCACCAGCGGCTGACCCAAATGCTCTTCCACCGGCACCGGGAGGTGATTTAGGTGCGGCCCCTGCCGACCCAAATGTTGCACCCCCTGCTCCGGCAGCACCTGCTGGTCCACAACCTGTGGATTTAGCTACGGATACTGAAGTTGAAAAAATTGGTGAAGAAGGAACTGCAGGTAGTACTGAAGAAATGGATATTACAGATTTGGTAAATTCTCAGAAAAAAGTTGAACAAAAACAAGAAGAATATTTTGATAACTTATTCAAACATTTAGATGGTTTAGAAACTAAACTTGGTGAAATGGATGGTATTATGACTAAATTAAATGATTTAGAACAAAAAATTGAAAAATATAGAGAAAAAACTCCTCAAGAAAAATTAGAATTAAGAAGTTTAGATTCAGGACCATTTAATCAAAAATTATCCGATTTTTTTGAAGATAAAGAAGATGATATGGAAAAATCAGGAAAAAATGAATATATTTTAACTCAGAACGATGTTGAAGATTATTCACCTAATGAAATACAAAAAACGTTTAGAAATTTTGGTGATGAAACTCAACCAAATTCATTTCAACAACTAAGATAGATATGACGGTCTTAGGACCGTCTTTTTTTTTACAAAACAATTTGACAAACACACGGCTGACACTTATACTTTTATAAACCTTTAAATATTTTAAACACTATGGCGACAAATTCATTAGACGCAGTTTTGGCTCAATACGAGAAAGCAAAACAAGGTAGTACTTCTTCTACCTCAAAATTTACACAAGAAGAAAGAATGAAAAAATACTTCGCGGCAATCCTTTCAGATAAGGAAACTCAAGGCCAAAGAAGATTAAGAATCTTACCAACAACAGATGGTTCTTCACCATTTAAAGAAGTTTGGTACCACGAGATTCAGGTTGATGGAAAATTCCAAAAATTTTACGACCCAGGAAAAAATGACAATGAACGTTCACCTTTAACTGAGGTTTACGAAGAACTTCGTTCAACGGGAAAAGAAGATGACAAAAAATTGGCATCAAATTATTTATCACGTAAATTCTACATTGTTAAAGTTATTGATAGAGATAACGAAGAAGATGGTGTTAAATTTTGGAGATTCAAATCTAACTACAAAAATGAGGGAATCTATGACAAAATTATTCCTATCTACAGAAACAAAGGTGATATTGCTGACCCTGAAAAAGGTAGAGACCTTATCTTAGAATTGACTAAAGCTAAAACTCCAAAAGGGGCGGTTTATACAGTAATTCAAACAGTTATGTATGATGATGCGGCTCCAATTCACGAAGACACAAAACTTTCTGAAAGTTGGGTTAACGATGAATTAACTTGGGCAGATGTTTATTCTAAAAAACCGGTTGAATATTTAGAAGCTATTGCAAGAGGTGAAACTCCAAAATGGAATTCTGATAAAGGTGGTTATGATTATGGTAACTCTGATTCTGATGAGATGTCATTTGGTGGTTCTAAACCATCGGCACCTATTGACCCACAAGCGGGTGATGAAGAAGATTCAGATATGCCGTTTTAATCAAACAAAACTTAGACATATAACTTGGACACTGAGACCTACTTAGTGTCCAACTTGTCTAAATAAACTAAAAATTAAATTAACATATAGATATGGCGATTAAAAAACACGATTTTAAGTCCATTAAGGACAAATTTTCGACATCGGCAAAATACAAACCACAAAGGTTTTTTGATTTAGGACCTGACTTTTTGGATGCGGTAGGTATTCCGGGACCAGCAATTGGACATTTAAATATGTTCTTAGGTCACTCAGATACCGGTAAGACGACAGCTTTAGTAAAATGTGCGGTTGATGCTCAGAAGAAACAAATATTACCTGTGTTCATTATTACTGAACAAAAATGGTCATTTGAACACGCAAAACTTATGGGTTTTGATTGTGAAGAAATGGTAGATGAAGAAACGGGAGAATTAGAGTGGGACGGATTTTACATCTTCAATAATAACTTCAGTTATATAGAACAAATTACCGACTACATTAATAGTTTACTTGATGCTCAAGAAAAGGGTGAATTAGATTATAGTTTGTTATTCTTATGGGATTCTGTTGGTTCAGTTCCTTGTAAAATGACTTTTGAGGGTAAAGGTGGGAAACAACATAATGCGGCGGCTTTGGCTGACAAAATTGGTATGGGTATTAATCAAAGAATTTCAGGAAGTCGTAAATCGGATTCTAAATATGAAAACACTTTGGTTATTGTTAATCAGCCTTGGGTCGAACTTCCGGATAATCCATTTGGGCAACCTAAAATTAAAGCTAAAGGTGGTGAGGCTATTTGGTTAAATTCTTCATTAGTTTTCCGTTTTGGAAATGAAAAAGGTGCGGGAACAACAAAAATTACTGCGACTAAAGATAAGAGAACTATTAAATTTGCTGTTAGAACTAAAATTTCAGTAATGAAAAATCACATCAACGGATTGGGTTATGAAGATGGAAAAATTATTGTAACACCTCACGGATTCTTAGCAGGTAAAGAAACCACTGAAGAAAAAGCGTCTATTGAGAAGTACAAAAAAGAATACTCTGAATATTGGAAGAATATCATCGGAACAGATGGTGATTACGATTTGAAAGAGATTGAAGAAAAAGACTAGTAACGAATACAAACAAAAACAAGTGACTAAAACACTTTTGGTTGACGGAAACAATTTAGTAAAAATTGGATTTCACGGAGTTAAAGATTATTATCACAATGGTAAACACATAGGTGCCTTATGGCACTTTGTGAACACCATTAGACGATTCATAGAAGAACATAACTTTGATAAGGTTGTTGTTATGTGGGACGGTGATGATAACTCTTCGGCTCGAAAACTTATTTATCCCCAATACAAAGAAAATCGTAGAGACAGAGATAACGAGTATAAGTTAGATTCTTTCACTGAGCAGAAAGAAAGAATCAAACAATACTTGGAGGATTGTTATATAAGACAAATCAACGTAGATAATAATGAAGCGGATGATTTGATTGCTTACTATTGCCAAATCTCGGAGAACGAACAAAAAACCATCTATTCAGGGGATAAAGACCTTACCCAACTTATTTCCGATAAGGTGTCGGTTTATTATCCAAGAACTAAAGAGACTTACACTCTTGGAAGTAAAATTAAATGTGATTTTTACGAATTTCCTCACGAAAACATTAGAACTTATAAAATTTTATCGGGGGATAAGTCGGATAATATTGATGGGATATATGGGTTGGGTGAGAAAACACTTATTAAGTTTTTTCCTGAGCTACTTGAAAAACCGGTTTCGTTTACCGATATTTTAGAAAAGGCAGAAATCCTTCTGAAGGAGAATAAGGATAACAAAACATTACAAAATTTGTTATCAGGTAAAACTAAAAGTGGGGTTTATGGTGATGAATATTTTGTTATTAATGAAAAAATCATAAATTTATCAAATCCTTTAATTAGTGACGATGCTAAAGAACTTGTTGAATTATATTATAGGGAAACTTTAGACCCTGATGGGAGGGGTCATAGAGGACTTATTAAGATGATGATGGAAGATGGGTTTTTTAAGTATCTACCAAAAGGGGATGACGCGTGGGTTAATTTTGTTAGACCCTTTTTAAAACTAACAAGAAAAGAAAAAAGAAATTTTAAAAACAATTAATTAAAACTATGAAAGACCAAGAATCGGTAAAATTAGAATTCTTAATGATGGTAAATGATAACATCATTGTGCAGAGATTTTTTAACGTGAGAGAGTTCAACAGTGAGGCAAAAAACTCATTGGAACTTTATGAATTACTTCGTGAATTTAAAGACGACATTCATACTCAATTATCATTGAAAACCGTAACGTATATGACGGACAATATGTACGAAATTATTAACAATCCGGCTATTTTGGAAACGTCTTACACTGATGGTCCGGAGTACTTTAACATCTTCATCAAACAAAATGATGTGACAATTTGTCATAGACAGGTGGACGCTAAAGTGTACCCTCCAAAGATAAGATATACTGTGGATGTACGCCCACACCTAAAAAACTTGTTGATGAACTTAACTGACATTTTTTCATCTAAAAATTTAACAAAAAAATATCTAGAAGTTACCTTAAGTGTGTAGTATTTATTATTACACTAAAAGAAAAAATATATGGCGTCAAACAAAAATTTCGAGTATCTAGGTAGTACCTTTCAGATACAATTATTAAACCAAATCATTATCGACAAAGATTTCTCAAGGTCTATTATAGATGTGATTGAAACAAGTTATTTTGAAAATAAATACTTTAAATTAATCATTCAAATGATTAAGGAGTATTACACAAAATACGAACACACACCAACCTTTGACACATTAGAACAAATTACAAAATCTGAGATACAACAACCTCTAGCGGCAAAAATCATTATTGATACCCTTACAAAAGTTAAGGAGTCTACGCTTGAAGGTGCTGAATTTGTACAAGAAAAATCAATGAAGTTCTGTAAGCAACAGGAGTTACAGAAAGTAATGGTTAAAGCTCAAAAAATCATCGATACTGGTGAATTTGAGAGTTACGACACATTAGAGGAAATGGTAAGTAAAGCATTACAAGTGGGGGAACACGATAAGGGAACGGAAAGTGTTTTTAGTAACTTAGATGATGTTCTAAATGAGGATTATCGTCATCCAATACCAATGGGTATTCCGGGTATAGATAGACTCTTAAAAGGAGGTCTTGCTAAAGGTGAAATCGGTGTTATTTTAGCACCAACAGGTGTAGGTAAATCTACTTTACTTACAAAAATCTCAAATCACGCATTTAATTTGGGGTACAATGTTTTACAAATATTCTTTGAGGATAACCCAAAGATTATTCAACGTAAACACATTACATTATGGACAAAAATCCATCCGGATGATTTGTCCTTAAAAAAGGATGAGGTTATGACTAAAGTTCAAGAGATTAAGGAAAAAATGCCTAATGAATTGATACTTAAAAAACTTCCATCTGATACTGTAACAATGATGCAAATTAAGAATCAAATTAGAAAAATGATTTCTGAAGGAATCAAAATTGATATGGTATTATTAGACTACATTGATTGTGTAGTACCTGATAAAAACTTGGGGGATGAATGGAAATCTGAAGGGTCTGTGATGAGAGGTTTTGAATCTATGTGTCACGAACTTGACTTGGTAGGGTGGACAGCAACTCAGGGTAATAGAAGTTCAATATCGTCAGATGTTGTAACAACTGACCAAATGGGGGGTTCTATTAAGAAAGCTCAAGTAGGTCACGTAATTATTTCCGTGGCAAAATCTCTACAACAAAAAGAAATGAAATTAGCAACGATAGCAATAACTAAATCCCGTATTGGTGATGATGGTGTTGTGTTCGAGAATTGTAAATTTGATAACGGTATGTTGGAGATTGATACTGAAAGTTCAGTAACATTCTTAGGTTTAGAAGAACAAACCGAAGAAAGAAATAGACAGAGAATCAAGGACTTGTTAGACAAGAGAAAAGAAAAAAACCAACAACAAATTAATTAATATGAAAGAAAAAATATTAGAACCAAACAATGACAGATTCGTTATCTTCCCTATCGAACATAACGACATATGGGAATTTTATAAACAACATCAAGCAGCTTTTTGGACGGCAGAAGAAGTAGATTTATCTAATGATATTAGAGATTGGGAAAACCTGTCGGATAATGAAAGATTTTTCCTTAAAAACATATTGGCGTTCTTCGCAGCGTCTGATGGTATAGTGAATGAAAACTTAGCTGAGAATTTCTTAAAAGAGGTTCAATATGCTGAAGCAAAGTTCTTTTACGGATTCCAAATTATGATGGAGAACATTCACTCGTTAATGTATTCATTATTGATTGACACATATGTGTCTGATGAGACAGAGAAAGACGAATGTTTCCACGCAATTGATAGATTACCTGCGGTTCAAAAGAAAGCTAAATGGGCTCTTGATTGGATTGAAAACTCTTCTTTTCAAGAAAGATTAGTCGCTTTTGCTGCGGTGGAAGGAATCTTTTTTTCAGGTTCATTCTGTTCAATCTTTTGGATGAAATCAAGAGGTATTATGCAAGGATTATGTAATGCTAATTCATTAATCTTTAAAGATGAGAACTTACATTGTGATTTTGCTATCCATTTGATTAATAATCACGTTGAGAACAAACCAACGGAGAAAAGAATTAAAGAAATCTTACTATCTGCGTTAGAAATTGAAAAAGAATTTATTACAGAATCATTACCAGTATCTTTAATTGGTATGAACTCAAACTTGATGAAACAATATCTTGAATTTGTTACTGATGGTTTATTAGTTAAATTTGGTTGTAAAAAACAATTTAACGTAGAACAACCATTTAAGTTTATGGAACAAATTGCTGTTGAGACTAAAGGAAACTTTTTTGAATCAAGAACTATGGAGTATCAAAAAGCTAAATTGGGCGAGTCATTAACATTTACAGACGATTTTTAATATGATGTCATTAAAGATAAGAAAAAGAGGGGGGGACGAAGTTTCGTTCAACCCCCAAAAAATTTATAATAGAGTTAAACGAGCGGCAAGAGGATTAAATGTAAATGCTGATGAGGTGTTCATTAAGGTGATTACATCAGTTCCAACAGAGGGTGTTATTACAACCAAAGAGTTGGATAAGTTAGTTTATGAGATTGCTGCGGCATATACCGGAAGTCATCACGACTACTCAAGATTAGCATCATCTGTTGCTATTTCTGCGTATCATAAAGAAACTGATGAAAGTTTCTGTAACACAATGCACACATTACACGTTGACGGTATTATTAACGATAAGTTAATGGAAACTATCGAACAATATGGTCCTGAAAATATTGATTCTGTAATTAATCACGAGAATGATTACAATTTTGATTATTTTGCGTGGAAATCATTACAAGAAATGTATTTGTTAAAAAATCCTGAAGGTAGAGTAATTGAAAGACCTCAACATATGTATATGAGAGTGGCTTTATGGGTTACTAAATCATTTGAACAAGCGGTTGAGTATTATCAATCATTATCAAATCAAGTTATATCTCCTGCGACACCGATTATGATTAACGCGGGAACTAAAACTCCTCAACTAGCGTCTTGTGTATTGAAATACAATCACGGGGATTCAAGAGAAGGTTTGTTACAAACATTAAATGATATTTCAACTTATTCATCTGATGCTGCTGGTATTGGATTATGTATGTCTAACATTCGTAGTAAAGAAAGTCGTATTAACTCATCAGGTGGGTTTGCGGGTGGTTTATTGAAATACCTTAAAATTGTTAATGAATCATTACGTTTCTTTAATCAACAAGGAAGAAGACCGGGTAGTGCAGCTATCTACATTGAACCTTGGCATAAAGACATCATTGATTTACTTGAAATTAAAAAGAACACAGGTGCTGAAGAATTAAGAGCAAAAGATTTATTTACCTCAATTTGGTTACCGGACAACTTTATGAATGCGGTTAAGAACAACGATGATTGGTATTTGTTCTGTCCTAATGATATTAAAAAGGCGGGAATTAAACCATTACAGGAAACTTATGGTGATGAGTATGAATCAAACTACAACAAAGCAGTTGAACTTGGTCTTGGTAAAAAAGTGAAAGCCCAAACAATTTGGAATAAAATTATTGAATCTCAGGTTGAAACCGGAGTTCCTTACTTATGTTCTAAAGATAGTGCGAATAGAAAAACTAACCATCAAAACATTGGGGTGATTAAACAATCTAACTTATGTAATGAGATTTACCAATATACTGATGAGAATACTACAGCAATCTGTACATTATCATCTATGGTATTGAAAAACTTTATTGTTAAAGGTGAGTTTGATTTCAAATTACTTTATAGTGAAGTTAGAAAGGTTGTTAGAGCACTTAACAAAGTTGTTGACATCAATAGTTATTCAACCGAACAAGGTAGAAAAGGTGGTTTAGAACAAAGAGCAATTGCAATTGGAACTCAAGGTCTTGCTGACGTATTTTTCTTAATGGATTATATCTTTACATCTGAAGAGGCAAAACAATTAAACAAAGAAATTTTTGAAACAATCTACTTCGCGGCAATCACCGAAAGTATGGAATTATGTAAATCAGGTGAATACAAACCATATGAATTCTTCAAAGGGTCACCAATGTCAAAAGGTATATTCCAATTTGATATGTGGGGATTAGATTACGAAGGATTAGGAAGAATGTGGGATTGGGACTCACTTAAGTTAGAAGTATCCAATCACGGGGTTTGTAATTCGTTATTCACGGCTCAGATGCCAGTTGCGTCTTCTGCTAAGATTACAGGTTCATTTGAAATGACAGAACCGGCTCACTCGGCATTATTTAATCGTCGTGTAGTTGGGGGAGAAATTTTAATTGTTAATAAATACTTAATTAGTGATTTTGAGAAAATAGGTATTTGGTCTGAAGATTTGAAAAATGAAATCATTATGAATGAAGGGTCAATTCAAAATATTAACTTTAATAATTATCTTGACCAAGAAGATAAGAATTACAATAAAAAAGTTAAAAGAATTGAACATTTAATTCCAAAATACAAAACAATTTGGGAGATATCTCAAAGAGAACTTATTGATATGGCAGCCGATAGAGCACCATTCATTGACCAATCACAATCAATGAATATCTATATGTCTAACCCAACATTATCAAAGATTTCGTCATCACACTTCCATTCTTGGGGTAAAGGATTGAAAACTCTTTGTTATTATGTTAGAACAAAGGCGATATCAACCGGAGCTAAACACTTAGCGGTTGATATCTCAAAAGTTGGTCAATCAAAACCGATTGAAAAACCAACAGTTGATTTAACACAAAAACCAACAGATACGGAATTTGAATGTTTCGGATGTGGTTCTTAATAAGAATATAAATCACGACTTTGGTCGTGATTTTTTATTTTGGGGGTATTTATAAAAAATAGTGACGACACTATATTTATAGTTATGGCAGATGGAACAACATACGGTTTAACTTTTCCTTTCAGAGATTCTTTTGAGGGGAAATATTTAGATTTATCAAACACAACGGAAAAAGAAATTAGAAATAATTTAATACATCTTTTGTTAACAAGAAAAGGTACAAGATATTATTTACCGGATTTTGGAACAAGATTATATGAATTTCTTTTCGACCCATTAGACGCACCTACGTTTTCACAAATAGAATCTGAAATACGTGATGCTGTTGACCTATATATGCCAAATTTAAAACTTACAAGTATTAATATAACTGCGGCGTCAGATGGTCAAGAGGATAAAGGGTCTTATATTAATGGTGAAAATGATAGAGTTTTTAGAGTACCTGGTATTGCTCAATTAGAACATACCGCTAAAGTTAGAATTGATTATGTTATTACAGATGACGTATTTAATTCTAGTGATTTTGTAATAATTAATATATAATATTATGGCTAATAAAAAGATTTCATATACAACTAGAGATTTCCAATCAATAAGAACGGAACTTATAAATTTTACTAAAACTTATTATCCTGAAACTGTTCAGAATTTTAATGACGCGTCAGTATTCTCGGTTTTATTAGACCTTAATGCTGCGGTAACAGATAACTTACAATTTAATATTGATAGAAGTATCCAAGAAACAGTATTACACTATGCTCAACAAAGGTCATCAGTATTTAACATTGCAAAAACTTATGGATTAAAAATACCGGGAATGAGACCATCAGTTTCTTTAGTTGACTTTTCAATCACAGTACCGGCTTATGGTGATAAAGAAGATTTAAGTTATTGTGGGGTATTGAGAAGAGGTTCTCAATTTAATGGAGCAGGACAAGTTTTTGAAACAGTATATGAAATTGATTTCGCGTCACCGATTAATTCTGAAGGATTTCCAAATAGATTAAAAATACCAAATTTTGATTCAAATAATAAATTATTAAATTATACAATTACTAAACGAGAAACTGTTGTTAATGGGATTACCAAAGTTTTTAAAAGAGTTATT